TTCTAAAGTTGCACAACGTACTGAAACTTCTATTTGGGCAGGTTCAACTGCTACAAGCGGACAGTTTGATGGTCTTGTTACTTTAGCTACTGCTGATGGTGACGTAAACGATGTAACAGGTACTACAGTAACCGCAGGAAACGTTATTACTGAATTAGGAAAAATCGTAGATGCTATTCCTTCTGCCCTTTATGGAAGTGAAGATTTATATGTTTACGTTTCTCAAAACATCGCTCGTGCTTATGTTCGTAGTTTAGGTGGATTTGGTGCATCAGGTTTAGGTGCAGCAGGTACAAACTCTATGGGAACTCAATGGTGGAATAATGGTTCACTTTCTTTTGATGGTGTAAAATTATTCGTTGCTAATGGTCTTTCTGATAACACAGCTATGGCTGCTGAAAAATCTAACTTATTCTTTGGTACTGGTCTTCTTTCTGACTTAAACGAAGTAAAAGTATTAGATATGGCTGACCTTGATGGTTCGCAAAACGTAAGAGTAATTATGCGATTTACAGCAGGTGTTCAATATGGCATCGGTTCTGATATCGTTCTTTACTCATAATAAATAGATTTCAATAACCAAAGAGGGTAGGTGGTACAATATCTGCCTGCCCTTTTTTAATAAAAAAATAATACTATGGCTTGCGATTTAACTGGTGGGAGATTAAAACCTTGTAAAGATGCTGTAGGGGGTATCAGAAAAATTCACTTTGTAGATTACGGAGACTTAGCTACTATTTCAGTAACTGATGACGAAGTAACAGATATTAGCGGAACATTTTCTTATCACTCTTACGATGTTAAAGGTAATTCTTCCTTAGAAACAAATATTCAAACTTCTCTTGAGAATGGTACAACATTCTTTGAGCAAGTAGTAAACATTACTCTACACAAACTTACAAAAGAGGACAACAAGGAGCTAAAATTAATGGCTTTTGGTAGACCTCACGTTTTTGTAGAGACTTTTGATGGTAAAGTTCTTTTAGTTGGTAGAGAACACGGAGCAGAAGTTACAGGAGGTACAGCAGTTACAGGAACTGCAATGGGCGACCTTCAAGGATACACATTGACTCTTACTGCTAACGAAACAACTTTACCTAACTTTGTAGACTCTCCAACGGCTGCTGATCCTTTTGCAGGTATGGCTAGTGCTACTGCGACTCAATCTACTCAGCGTGCTGTATAGTTAAGGGTTGGATTTTCAATTCAATAAGGGGGCTTTTGCTCCCTTTTTTTATATCTTTACAGAAACAATTCAATAGGGGGTAGTTATTTTGTATATGGATATATTACCTACATCAGGAGTACAACAGCTAAAGATAATTCCTCGCAAGGATGCGGAAGCTCCAGTTATAAAGTTGACTGATAAATCAACTAGAAAAACGACTACGGTTACACCATCTAAAATGGTTGATGGAGACTATATGGTATTGACAGGAACATTTAGCTTAATCGAAGATAACTTGTACAGTTACCGAGTACAATTATCTAGTTCAGATGATGAAGAAATATACAGAGGTTTAATATACTGTACTAACCAAACATCTCTTGACAAGTATTTCATTAACGAAGATGACTATACTGAAGAGACCAGTTTTGATAACGAATTTGTAATTATATAATGGCAAGAAAAAACCACAGCAACTCAATCAATAGAGTAAAGGATGCGATTCACGTTGTAAACCTTTCCTCTTATACAGCTCCTGAAGTTATAGAGTCTAAGCGATATGATTGGGTAGAATATGGAGAAGACAATATGTACTTTCAGTATCTTATAGACAGATACAACGGTTCTCCAACTAATAACGCAGCAATCAACGGAATATCTGAGATGATATATGGGAGAGGATTGGATGCCACGGACTCTGAGAAAAAACCAAGAGAGTATCAAGAGATGGTAGACCTCATCAAGAAAGATTGTATGAAGAAGGTTTGCTACGATTATTATATGATGGGTCAAGCTGCTCTTCAGATTATCTATAGCAAAGACAGAACCAAGATTGCTAAGGTGGCTCACATTCCAATTGAAACAATAAGAGCAGAAAAAGCTATTGATGGAGATATTAAGGCTTATTACTATTCTAGCGATTGGACTAAGGTTCAAAAGAATGACAAACCTAAAAGAATAGCTGCATTTGGAACAAGTAAGGATTCTATAGAGATAATGTATATTAGACCTTATCGTGCAGGATACTATTATTATAGTCCAGTAGGATACCAGGGAGGATTACAGTATGCTGAATTAGAAGAAGAGATTGCCAATTACCATATAAGCAATATTCAGAACGGTCTACAGCCAAGTATGTTGATTAACTTTAACAATGGTACTCCTGATAAAGAACAGCGTGATGCTATTGAAAGAGCAATTTATGAGAAGTTTAGCGGTAGTTCAAACGCAGGTAAGTTTATCTTGGCATTTAACGATAGCAAAGAACTTGCAGCTACTATTGATCCTGTAGTCATCAACGATGCTCATCAACAATATCAATTCTTATCTGATGAGAGTATGAAGAAAGTGATGGTATCCCATCGCATTATCTCTCCAATGTTGGTTGGTATAAAAGACCAAACTGGTTTAGGTAATAACGCAGAGGAGCTCCAAACAGCTTCTATTCTTATGGATAATACCGTTATTCGACCAATGCAGGTTACAATACTTGACGAATTGGCAAAAATACTTGATTACAACAATATTGATCTTGATATCTACTTTAAGACTTTACAGCCTCTTGAATTTACAGATTTGACAAATGCGTTAACTGATGCTGAAATAGAGAAAGAAACTGGAGTTAAAAACCAAGATGTACAAACGGAACAACAAAAAGTAGATAAACAAATTGAAGAGTTAGAATAATGGCAACTGCACTATTTATAAAGAGAGCTGATTTAGTTAAGAATACTGCATTAAGTGGTAATGTAGATACTGATAAATTTATACAGTTTATTAAGTTAGCCCAGGAGATTCACGTTAGAAATTATCTTGGTAGTGACTTGTATAATAAGATTAGTAGTGATATTATTGCAAGTACTCTTTCAGGTGATTATCTTGACTTAGTTAATGACTATATACAACCAATGTTGATTCACTTTGCGATGAGTGAGTATTTACCATTTGCAGCTTATACTATTGCCAATGGAGGAGTGTACAAACATACTTCTGAAAATGCTACTCAACCATTAAAAGAAGAGATAGACAGTTTGATTGCCAAAGAAAGAGATTATGCGGAGTACTATACCAATAGATTTATTGAGTATATGAGTTTTAATGCGAGTAGTAAATTTCCTGAATACTACAGTAATAATAACGAGGATATATATCCTGATAAAGATTCACTATTCCAAGGATGGGTACTTTAAAAAAGAAGAAACAATACAAGCCTAAGAAAGAGAACATTATTAAATTAAGTAATTACTTAAAAAAGAGAGATGACAAACTTAATAGGGCTAGTCAATACAGATAATAACTCTTAGTTTATGGCAAATACAATAAATTGGGGTAAGATTTACTGTGGAATGATAGACTACAAAGGTTGGGGAGCAGATACTGCTTGGTCAACTAATGCGGTTAACGATATTTCTGCTCCTACTTGTTGGGGTACATTTGCCCTAACATCAGATTTAATAAGTATATCAGGTTCGCCTTTAACGGCTGACACAACCGAATATAAAGCAGATGCAACACAAATTTAAGAAATAAAAAATGGCAAAACAAACAATAAATATCGGAACGGTAGCTAACGATGGGACAGGCGACCCGTTAAGAACGGCATTCGATAAAGCAAACGACAACTTTACAGAACTTTATAATGCAGGTTCGTTATCTTTAGCTAGTGATATTATAACATTTACTAAAGCAGATGGTACTACCAGCACAGTAAACATTTCGGCATATCTTGATGAGGATGCTAGAGCAATATCAAGTGGAACTTTAAACGCAGGAACTGGTATCGTTACTTTTACTCGTGACGATGCTTCTACATTTACTTTAGACCTTTCTGCGTTGTTGGATGATACTAATTTAGTAGCAAGTGTAAATGGTCAAACAGGAGTTGTCGTATTAGACACCGACGACATATCTGAAGGGTCAACAAACTTATACAACCAAACCCATACGGGTGATGTTACAGGTTCAACTGCTTTAACTATTGCAGCAGATGCAGTAGATGGAACAAATATTGCAGACGATTCTATTGATTCAGAGCATTATGTAGATGGTTCTATAGATACTGCTCATTTTTCATTAACAGCAGCTATTAATACAGTAACAGACCAAAATACAGGTACATTGAAGTTGTGGAGTGGTTCACAGGCATCTTATGATGCTTTAACTCCTGATTCAAGCACTATTTATTTTATTGTATAATCTAAAAAAATAATTATGCCTATAAATAAAAGTTCATCCGCATTATCTGCTATTTATAAAGGTTCTTCTACTGTTACAAAAGCATATTTAGGTACAGACCAAATATATCCAAACTTTGTACCCGATACTGCAAGTTTTTTAGTTATTGCTGGCGGTGGCGGTGGCGGTTCAAATTATGGAGGTGGTGGAGGAGCAGGAGGATTCCGAACTTCTTATGGTTCTGTTTCAGGAGGCGGTTCTGCATCTGAATCATTAACTTTAGTTTCAGGTACAACTTATACCATATCCGTTGGTGG